CACCTCCTCGCTCATTCGAATGCCTCCTTGTTGATCTTGTATGCCACGAAGGCATCCATCAGAGCAGCCACTGAGTCGATCTTCTCTTCCGAGCGTTTCTTCAGTAGCTTCCGGTTTCCGTTGGTATCCTCGAGAGTGACGCAGTTACCCATGGTAAAAGACATGAGCTCCTGGTCGAAGATTAGAAGACGCTCAGAGGCCAGCTTCTTCAGCTCCCCGAGGGGAACTGATTCTGTCCGAGCACCCTGAATGACCTTCTCAATACCATACGGACCGTTCTCCTGCTCCCACCGGGTTACAAACTCCTTGGCGTTGTATGGGTCGAACCCAAACGCCGAGACGTCGTACTTCTGTTCGTCGATGTAGAGGTCCAGATCTTCATAGACCTCCATCATGTCCAGGACAGTACCCTCCATGACTCGGAGGCTTCCTTCTTGGATGAACTCGTCATACTTCTGGCGTAGAGCGCCGGGCAGCTTCATGAGCGTCAGCTCAGAAATGTATGCCAGCGTCTTTACACCGAAAGCCTGATTCCTCAGTGGGAATAGGAAGGTGAATGCACAGAAGTCATCGCCCTGGGACAAGTCAGCACCCATAGCGCACTGCATGTTCCAGAAGGTGTTCTTCCTGTGCGGGATTGTCTCCTCGTAGGTGAAGAAGTACGTATATCCCTCCATGGGAATTCCGAACCTCTTGGCGAGGATGTCGTTTCGAGCAGCTGGAGCTTGTTCCATTCGCTCGACGTCCTGCTGGTACCGATCATAAGAGACAGTGATGCCGATGTTCGGCTGGGCTTTCACCCACATAGCAGGATCTGCTACTTCCTTGATGTCGTCAAGGCGGTAGTAGAAGATTGAGATGTGAGGGGCGATGTATTCGCCCTTCAGGATTTTGAGCAACTCCATCTTCATGGTGTCACCCACCGCATTGCGGATGGTTCCCTCGGATGATACGGCCAGAATGACCGGGTCATCGATCTTTGAGGCGCCCTGTTCCAGTGCACCGACGACATCCTCACGAATGTCTCCGGATAACCACTCATCCACAGTACAAACCTTGGGTCGGAGACCCTGAAGCTTGTCGATAGACATGGGGCGAACCTCGAGGAGGGATCCGGTGAGGAAGTTCTCCACACCTTTCTTCGTAGCAACCAGCTTCTGGCGGTTAGCCCTCGCACCAGTTGTATTTTGAATGGATCCCTCAGTCAGGAACTTGTACAGCGGACCTCGGGCACGGGTGATAGCGGTCCGGAATGGACCCATCACCTCTTCAGCCTGCTTCATGGTCGGAGCCGTAGCGATCTGATGTGTCGTAGTAGTGTCAATCACCATGAAGTAGTTCTGGATGAGCGACATGTACATCGACTTCGCTGCTCCACGAGCAACGATCAGATACTGCTTGATTGTTAGGCGCTTCTTTACTGTTTTGGTCTCGTATCGACCGCCGACTCCGTCCTCATACGGGACGAAGACCTGGCGATCCTCGAAGTAGTACCAGCCAAGGAGCTGTTCGGCCCAGAGCTTGAAGCTGTCGAGCAAATGGAGGTCGGCTCCGTCGGACAGTGTGAGCTCGTTCTCGCAGTAAGCGATAAAGCCCTCTACAGCCTTGTCATCATAGTAGTATTCCGGGTTTGCGATGAGAGCATCGATGCGATTCATCTCACATGAGATTTCTTCGCATACCGGAATCTCGCCTCGGACGACTGCGTCTCGAAACTGCCCGTAGTATTTTGGTACTGCGGTGTTCGAGAGCATTACTTAGCTGTGCTCCCAGGATTGCGCGGGTAGCGCTTCTTCTTGGGGGAGGGCTTAGTCTGCTTGTACGACTTCGGCTTCTCGATCTGCTTCGGCTTAGAAGACTGCGGGAGCTTCTTGCGATCGGGGCCACCAGTAGACTTGTATGTCACACGAGCCTCTTCGGCGACAACTGCTGCCGCTTGAGCCGCTTCTTGTGCCTTCTCAGCAGCCTTCTTAATGTTCTCTGCCGCAGCCTTCTTGCCCGCCTTACCGCCGGTAGCGCCCTCGAATGCGTTATCAAATGCAGACTTCATGAGCTTCGTACCTGCGTACGTCCCAGCCTTGGTTAGAGAGTTCTCGAGGATCGATCGAGTGACTTCACGACCTCGAACCAGGTGGCGATCGGCCTTGAGCTCCCGATAGCGTTTCTCTTGCTCCAGCCGCTTAATTCGGGACTGGAGCTCGGTGTCGCTGATCTTCTTATACCCGCGGTTTGCGAACTTCTTTCGGGCCTTTGCATCGGCCTTTGCCTGCTTCTTTCCGGCAACTCGGGCATCGTGAGCCTGCTTAGCCTTCTGAACCTTAGCCGCTCCAGTTCGGGCGGTCCTGATAGTCGTCTTGGTGGCGTTGGCGGTGAATCGCCCGCTCTTCTGGATAGCCTTGATGGTGGCCTTCCGACCAGCGCTAGCCTTCTTGCGGATGACGCCCCATTTCTGGCCTTTTACACCGTGGTGAATGAGGTCTTCTACCTCTGCTTCCCCTCGGTCTGATAGATCAGTCGCCATGCTGCCTCCTCGATCAGCTTCTGGTAAGCCTGAACCAAGAAGGAGTTCCCCGGTGGGTCGAAGAACAGCTTAACCTTCATGGCGATGTAAGACTTGATTGCCGCTTCGTCGTCGATTGAATCAAAGACGGTCCAAGCGGTATCTTTCTCAATCGGGGTATCACATTTTGGCCCCAATTGTGCGAGATCCATCCGCGCAGTGTTGATATACATCAGGATCTGATCATCGAAGGCGTCATATCCCGGCATGATGCCGATTGCCTTCTTGGTATCTTCAAGAATGGTTCCCATTAGATCCTCCAGGGAGCTTGATCATTCGGTCGACGCTCAACAACTCGTGGTGTCAACCTCGATCGGTCTCCGAAGTGTATCGCGTTGTGGGTATTCTTGGTAGTCGTGATGAGAAACTCTGGCTCGAGGATGTCTGGATTGAATTCCTCGAGATCTTTGGGCTGAATCGGATTCATGTGGTGGATTAGCGGCATGTATCTGATGTCAAGTCCCTCGATCCCGAGGTCACAGGCTTCGTCTCGAGCCAGAACAAAGTTCCTGACCTTCTTCCACTCTGTAGAGGTGTAGAATCGTTGGTTCAGGTAACGATCGAAGCCAAACGTGGCTGTACCGACTTGCCCGGTGAGAGCCAGGTAGTCAAACCGCTCCTCAAAGGTCTCGAGGCGCGCCAGTTCAGTATACGTTCGTAACATCTCCCGCTCCAGAGTATGTACGGAAGGCTTCGATGGCTTCTTTGGCAATCTTCTCGGCTTGCTCAGCGCTGACGAGCGCTGTCTTCTTCGCCTCGAGGAGTGCTGTTTCATTCCTCAGCTTCTCTACCTCCAGCTGTTCTCTTGTGGAGGCGAGCTTGAGGTAGTGGTTCACCGTGGTTGCCGGTGCCGTACCCTCCCGAAGCTGCTTCTCAGCGAGCTCAAGCGCTAGATTGATCATCTGCGCCTCTCGTTGTTCCACAGTTCGAGCGGGTTTAGAGGGTGTTGCGGCCCTTTTACCCATAGTTGCTCCTTAGATAGAGGGCGTTTGGGGCCAATTGAGGGTTAGATTCTAGGGCCCATTGTGAGCGAGACCAGCAGGAAGAAAGGAGCACACGAGAAACTTCCTGTGGGCCCTAGAACCTAGTCCCCAATTGGCTTTCCAAATATCCCTCCGGGGAAAATATGGAGGGGGCGGCGATGAGGGTGGGGGGCCTAAATGCGAGACCCCCCTCCCCCGGGTCGACGAAGAAATTTTTATTTTTCAATCATCGATCTCGAAAGTTTGATAGAAATTTGTTCCATCAAGATTGAGAATTCGATCAATTGCATTTTCAATTTCTTCGATTTCAAGTTCTTCACTTAACGAATCGCTTGACACACACAGCCTAGCCACCAGGCCACAGGTACCGTAGCCGTGCGCCGTGTCAAAAGCAAACCATTCGTCCCATGAAGTTCTTGGATCGTAAGGATTGTCCACTGTAGACAGCATCCTAGCCATAGTAGACCTCCTCAGAGAGGCCCTGTGAGAGGGTGTGTACCATGGTGTGGTCAGCCCTCCTCAAGAGCACGGTGTACAGAAGTTGTAGAAATTCCCAAAGCTTCAGCAATCTCAGCAGCAGTCTTACCTCTACTACTCATAGCCTTGGCTCTGGCCACCATGCTGGACGATACCTTAGGCTGGGACCTAGGTGTAGCCAGTTCCCTAACTACTGATTCATCAGCAAGTTCAAGAACCTTGTTCAGTGCAGCCTGTGATACAGCACCTTCCTGGATAGCCTGCCACTCTCGAGGTGTGATAGAGAAAGGCTTCTTACCAGCCCCCGTTCTTGAACGGGCCTCGGCTAAAGCCTGGCGGCGTGCCTTCTGAAGGCGCTCTTTATCATTGGCAAGAGTTGGATCAGCTTGCTTCTTAGCCCTAATGACTGCGTCAGCTAGGACCTGAGCCTGCCTTTCCCTGGGTTTATTCCGGAGGGCCTCGTTTACTTTGGCCTTGAGGGACTTAACTTCAGGGGCATAGGTCTTTGCAGCCTGGGGGTTCTTTCGAACAGAGGGGATAGCAAGCGTAGCCTTGCGGGCTTCGTTAGCCATAGCCTTCAGTTCGTTAGAGTGATTAGCATAGACCGTTTCAATAGCACTCCCGTTCTTTGAAACGAGAGAGTATGCATCATGGGTCTCTGCCAACTTAGTGGACTTCTCTGTACGAAGCACGGTCTTACCATGCTTGTCCACATAAGTAGCCCCAGTCTCTTCATAGACCTTGCGTCCAGTCTTCTTGTCAATGGGTCCACCCTTTGAAGCGGACCGGGCTTTTCTTTCAGGAACCCGTTTCTCAGATGAGGCACGGCTGATTAGAGTAGAAGCCCCGGCGTTTGCCTTACCCTGGTATTTCTTCTTGAGGGCGGCAATACCGTTGTCGATCTCAGACTGCTTGTAGTTGAGCTTGTGCTTCTCGGCATCAATCACAACCATGGAGTGCCTAACGGCCCGGGCAATCTCAGCCTGGTTTGCACCACCGATTGTCATATCGGTGATCAGGTTTGAGACCTCACCCATCTTCATCTGCTTCTGCTTAGAAGTCATAGGTGTCATTCCGGGGTAGGCAGGATACATAACCTTGGGATCGAAATCCTTCAGGCCCTTCAGAGCAGGAGAGGTCTTAACCTTTCCACTGTTGTTCGGAATACAGAGAACAGAGTCTCCGTCGAAGTCTGCACCAGACAGACGCTCAGCCACCTTAGGGTGGATTCCGATTGCATCCTTAACCTTAGTCCCTATTGCTTTTCTGGCATGGGGGTTTTTGTTGTTGACTGTCAGCTCAGGAATCTCGAATCGTCCACCATGAGGGTGACGAACGAGAACAACCTTCTCCCCATGTTTGAAGTTGGGGGCGTAAACCTCCGTGGTCTTCATCTTGGGGACGGGAAGGATTACCTGACTGGCCTGCCGAGGTAGAGCTGCCGCCTTAAGATCAACGGCATCGGAGTCAACAGAGTCGGCAAACGACTGAAGAAGCTTCTTCTTGACTGAGGGGTTCGTAAGAGCCATAATCTCTTCGAACTCCGCACGGCGCTTGTCTCGTACCTTCTGAAGCTGCTGCCTAGCAAGAGAGACGGGCTGCTTCGAAAGGAACTGGGAGCTTAAGGTCTTCGACCAATCACCCCAAGTACCTTCGTCGTTAACGATGTTCATCGCAGAGAGCTTCTTCCGACCGTTCGAGTCGGTGTAGTGAAGCTGCTTGCGGATTACTGAACCGAATGGGTTCGCCGGGTCACCTGTCTGCTTCTTGAGGGCGTCCAGTTTGTTTCCGGTGGGGTTCTTGTTCGTGTTGAATCGGAGATCATATCCCTTAGGAATGTCGTCCGAGTACATTGCCATGCCCTTGAGGTAGTGCGTGCCGTCAACACTGATTCGAACCTGAGCGTAGTTGGAAGAACCGAGGGAGAGGTCTTTGACTCCACGTCGAACCTCAATTACACCGTCCATATCGGTACCGCCCTCATTTCCATAGCGAACCTTCAGTCGCTTACTGGAAACTGCAGTGGGCTTCTCGATACCGTATACCGTATGACCCCGGTCCTCAATGTTGACCCCGGGGGCCTTAATTTCGCCACGCTTGGCCAGAACCGTCTTGTAGTCCATACCCGGAGGGACCAGGACCTTCATTTCGGTGAACTTACCAGTCGTCTGCTGCTGGACCTTCACCTTGTGGACGTGATAGCCCTCAGCCTCGAGCATGGCGGTTGCGGTCTTCATCTTGGTGCTTGTGACACCCATATTAACCTCGACACCGAGTCCGACGTCGAGAAGACCATCCTTACCGACCTGCTTCTTGAGCTCCTTGGCCAGTGCTTCAGTACTCCCCGCCCTTTCTTTGAGGGTGGGGTCTAAAAGTGCTCGAACAGAGGACTCGTTGATGCCCATTCGACGGCCAATAGCCGTGTTGGACATACCCTTCTCCTTAAGCCGGGCAACCATCGCAACGTCAGCCTTACGCTTCTCGTTCTTAGCAATGGACTTCTGGGCTCGAAGCTGGGTGGTGGTCATTCCAAGACCCTTGGCGATCTCAGTCTCAGAGAGACCCTTCGCCTTCAGATCCTTGATGGTGGAGAGGAGGTCGCCCGAGTGCTGATGCGGGTCCTTTCCGGAACCCCAGGGGTAACGTCCAGACTTACGCTTAACACCATAGTGAGCGAGATCCATTAGGCCTCCTCTTCCTTGATCTTCTCGATAAGCTTGTCGAATTGGATGATGGTGTCCATAATCGGGGCAATATCGTCGCCCTCAGGGTTTGCTACCTGAATATCGTCATTCTGGTAGATACGGAGCTCGTAGTTGATAGCCCCAGGACGCTCATCATACTCGAGGCAGAAGAGTGCCGCGTAGATCATGAGCTGATCAATCTTGGCGGGGTGAACGCCAGTCTTCAGATCGTGGATGCGAAGCAGGCCCTTGTCAAAGGAGATAGCGTCAGCAGTGCCAAAGCAGTTGACCGAGTAAAACAGGACTTGCTCCGGCTCCATCCGAAACCCAATAGCATCGTTAACATAGTTGTTGAATGTCACCTTGTTTCGAGGCATTCGCATCTTCAAACGAATGTGCTCAGCGGCGAGCTCGTGAAGACGGGTGCCCTTTGCGGCAGCCTGGGCGGTTCGGAAGGTCTCGATCAGTTTGTCGGGAGAGTAGTTGAGCCAGTGATACTTACTGGCGGAAAGGAATGCGTGAGCTCCATTAAGCTGTGAGTGATTGTTGAACTTCACTGAGGATCTCGCTCTCGTTCTCAGGGTAGATGAATGCGGCATATGACATCGCATGCATGGTCCGAACGTAGTGTGCCTGGTTCGGACGGACTGAGGCAATGGCGCCTCGCTTCACTTCAAGGGCTGCCCAACGATTCTTGTAGAGAAGAATCAGATCGGGTATGCCTTGAATGTAGTTGGGGTCATTTTTCAGAATAATGATCCCGGGCAGCATCTTGTTCAGCTTCTTGATGAGCTGTGCTTGGAATTGTGACTCACGCATGGTGTGCTCCTCTGGGTAAGCCTATAAGAAGGGATAGGCTTGTTTCTATCCTTCTTATCATTATATGCGTAGTTTGCGACGAGGGGTGTCACACGTATTGTAGAGGGAGGAGTACCCTTGGATGAGGGTGGACAAAAAAAAGCCCTATACTTATATATATATTAAAAAATCAATCAATCAATCAATATATATATTTTACTAAAAATGGCCACATTGTGACCTTTCGTTGCAATTCCAAGGAAAAGTCCACAATACGTGTGACACCTAAGTGTCCACTTTTTTGTCCACAATACGTGTGATGAGTATCATCTGTCACTTCTGTAACATGAAAAAATGGCCAGTGGGACGGAAAAATGGCCACCAAATAAAAAGCGACCACTCTCCCAACCCACCGTCACACGTATTCTAACCGACGAATGCCCTCTCGTTGAACACCTTCTTCGAGCTCAGCGACCGCCGAACCGCCTCATCTATCGAGGAATGAGACTCAAGAAAGTAGTACTTCAACCGAGAATATGGCGTGTTCAATCGGTCGATCCGACCCTCACACTGCTCCGTCACTCGCCAGGAATAGTTGAGGGACCAGAAGAGAACCGTATCGGTACTAGTACAGTTCCATCCCTCTGCTGCCGAGGTGTACTGACAGATATAGACCCATCGAGATTCTGCTGGTATAGCATCGTGCCGATGTCCATTCCATTGCGCCGTAGGCAGTCCAAGGCTCTCTGCAACTGCAAGGATTCGATCGAGCTCATAGTTGTAATTGTAGAATACGATAACCCTCTCATTGCTTGAGAGTATGCGCTTGGCTTGCTCTGAACGCCAGTCATTATCACTGACCACCTTTCTCAAGATTCTGCAGACCCCACCTGCGTCTCTAAGGGGTTCCTCTGTCCAGGGATCCATCCTGTTCTTCACGACCCACTTATACAAGTCACAGTCGTAGTCGCAGTAGACAGTCTCCCTCTCACGAGTAGTGTGTCGCTCCACCGGCATCTCCACAAGGATACTCCGACGCAAGCGCTGCAGCTTCGCCTCCCCTATGTATCGTTTGACCTTGGGGTATTTTGCGAAGCGGTCAAATATGACGTGGTCCTCCATGAACTCCGTACGAGTCCTGAAGAATCCGTGAGCCATGAATACCGGGAGGTAGTCCATCCAGACATCTCCAGGGGTAGCTGAGAGCAGAAGCCAGGTGTTCTTACGAGTGATCTTCAAGAACTCCTTGACCCAGCGCCCACTGCCGGAAGCACGCTGCTCATCAAAAAAGAATACCGCGTGTTCTCGATCCGAGTACTTCCCGATGTTGTTCCACGAGTCCACCACAATGGATGAACCTGTGAAACTACATGCGGGATCTGTACTCAGACCGAGACGCGCAGCTTCCTCCTCCCACTCAAGGGAGTCCCGCTTCTTAGCGGTTGTGATGACATACAGCGTAGGGGAGCCCTTGACCTTCTTCTTAGCCAAGGACCCCCCTTTCTTGAACGAGGCGGCGTTACAAACCGACGTGAGGTACCACGCCAGGCTTGTCAGGGTCTTCCCCGAACCAACGCCACCCGCCAAGATGCTGCCGTTCTGCAGTTGACGCACCGCCTGGATCTGCTCAGGGCGATACGTAACTGTCATGGTTAGTGTGTTCTCCTTTCGAGACATGATCCGAAGATCCACTCGTCGAATGCGGACTCATACTCCTCGAGCAAGAATCCAGACCTACCCTCAGCGTACTCCTCCTTGCGGAACTCGGAGTTGGACTTGAGGTAGAGGTTCTTCACCCAGAGGTTCCGTCGGTTCCCATCGCGATACTGTACAAAGTATCCGTCGGGAATCCAACCGACAAAGGCAGTCCACACAAGCACGCCAGCGGAGCGCTTGAGCTGCTTCTTGCCTCCTACCGGATACATCCGATAGAACCAGGTCTGTTTGTCGAGGGTGGGGGTTAAAACCTGACCAGTCCGCTTGTTCCGAACCCTCCCCAAGTCTGATACCTCATACTTCTCAAAGGGATGATCGAGTACTACCCACTGTTCAGTAGCCAAATCGAGTCTTTCTATCCGCCTCCGACTCAGTACATGAGCCGAAAATATAGTCGTCGAACTCGGACACGGTCTCATCATAGATGGCATCCATCCGAGCATTGTACTCCTCATACCATGCCTGCCGGTACGCCGAGTACGAAACGAGATCCAGGTTCTCTAGACGGGCATTAGCCATGTCGCCATTCAAGTGGATGACATATCGCCGTGCCCCGGGCTCGCCATTGAACGCACGCCAGATAACAATCCCACAGCGAACCATGGTCTGCTTACCTGAGTCATCGCGATACAATGAGAACCCGGGAGCCCCGTCTGAGCACTTCTGGATCCGAAGAACTCGCCCACTCGAGATATTCCGCACCCGACCGAGATCAGATGCCTCATACCTTGAGTAGGGGTGGGGTAAATTTCTCCAGCGCTCAGTCAATGTGCATGGCCTTGATGTGGTCCAGGAGGTACTCCTTGATCCCTTTCTTCTCGTTCTCGACAATACGGAGCTTGGTCGTACGGCGAGCGTAGTAGTACCGACGACTCTCGCTCGTGTCGAGGAAGACAAAGAAGAGTACACCCTTCGCGATCTCCTGAACCCGGATTAGACGCATAGGCACACCCGAGACAATAACCTCCGAGACATCCTCAGACTTGAGCGCCTTCTTGATCTGCTCGAGGTCGGTGATCTCCTGAGTGGGGTCGTCAAGAGACCACGAGTCGGATAGCGGGTTGAAGATGAACTTCTGATCGCTGCTGAAATCAACCCTGATCATGAAGTCCCTGTCCTGACGCTTCAGGTAAAGGTACCACACCTTGTTTCCGTTAACCTCAGCGTCGGTAGGCTCCATGCCCATCACGTGCCAGAAATATCCAGCGCGCAAGAAAATGACCGGATGCAGATGCCGGAAAGTCTCGCTGATACGGAACTCGTTGAACTCGTTGACGCCGAGTCGCTTGGTGTTTCCCATGTGAATAGCCACCCATTCTGTGTTAGGTCGGAACTGAATGAACTTGAAGTTGGTGATGTCCTCGATGAGCTTATGTGTATACCCAGCCCCCGAGACAGTGAATAGCCATGAGTTATCCAGTCCTAGACCATTCTCTTTTCGGAAATCCGTCACCAGAACTGGGCCCTCTTTTGACGAGAACTGAATATACATGTGGTTCCCGCAGTCAAGAACAGCTCGAGTATGTGCCAGGAACTCCTTCCATCCCATATACCTGGGGGTCTTGTAAAAACCGTTGTCGGTAAGCTCCACAATATCCTCCTCAGAAATAACGGATCGTGTCAGCGGCCCACTCGACATTCTCGAGAACCCAGTCGTAAGTCTGGTGCCCCTTTTCATTCGTCATGAGGTGCCGTGTGAACTTTGACTTGAGGTCGTCACTGAGACGGAAGGTGAACCAACGCCCCTTCTCCCGCTCAGCAGTGATATAGAGATCAGTAGATCCAGGGACAGTCATTAACGACTTGACGTCGTACTTGATGTTCTCGTAGAAGAATGGCGTAGGCTTGCGTCCGTCGAGAATCCAGTAGTCGTAGTACTTCTTCGGCGAGTACTGCCGGAACATGTCGGCCAGCATCAGCTTCGAGCCGTTACTGATCAGCTCACCGTTCTTCACAGTGAGTCGAGTGATAGCCCCCTCTGCGTTCGACAGAGTCATGAGCCATGAGTCGTTCGGGGCGGGGGTGAAATTTGTAATGAAGTACTCCCGATCACGGAAGAGGAACGTAGGGAGCATGACGCCCTCCTCGGTCTTCAGCTTACCTAGGTAGCGAGATCGGAGGTCGTGGATATCGACGGGGCCTTCGGAAACCTGGATGAAAGAAACCATTTGTGTGCTCACTTTCTAATGCGCTTGGGAATGTCGTACTCGTCTAGAATATAGTCCATGAATGCGAAGAGATCCTTCTCAATCTCATCCGCGAGCTCTCGGTTTCGAACCTGAGACACGTCCACGATAAAACGATAGCTGTTGTTCGCAGTCCGCTTCTCAAGACGAACGGAACACCGTGGCGTACGACGACGCTCCGGGTTCTTGATGTAGTCGAGCACGATCTCTCGACCAGGCTTAAGATCCGGGTTAGGATGCAGAGTCTCTCGAGGATCCTTGCCCTCAGCTCGATCTCGCTTCTGAGCTTCCTTGAGGGCCTTCCTCTCGAACTCCTCTGATTCCTTGACCGCCTTCAGAATATCATCAGCACTGACGATAAGTCGGCTAGCCACATGTGTCCTTTCTATGAGTAGGTGACCCCGGGGCCCGTTTAAAGACCCCGGGGTATAAAATCAGCCGCGCCGCATCTCCCTGATGAAGATCCAGATGAGCCAGAATCCCCCGGTCACCGAGACCATGAAGACATCAAACAGGAAGTTGAAGAATCCGTAGCGTCGCATCAGGCAGCCACCTCCTCATCAGCGTACTTAGCGTCAAGCGGGTCTTCGGCGATCGTGACATACATGGTTCCCAGATATGCCTTGACGCCGGAGTTTCCATTCGCCTCCCACTGGTATGGATTGATAGTAAGATCCACATTGAGGATCTCGACATAGTCCAGAGAGTCGATTGTCTGCTCGCTGATATAAACCTTCCGTCGAGTCAGGTTCGGGATGCAAACAATCTTCGGGGGACGGGCCCGGTAGGACGCCTCCACCTTGAGATAGTGGATCACAGCGTCCGGATCATTTCGAGACTCCCGGGTCTTCAGATTCCACCCGTCTCGCTCGAGAGCAGAAACCATGTCCTCGGGAATCTCAACGCAGAAGGTTCGCTTCGTGCCACCGGCGAAAGGACCAGAGGCAGAGAAGTCCTTGAAGAAGATACGGGCGTTCTCGATAGTGATGTTGCCAAGTCGTGCCATTGTGTTCTCCTTAAATATCAGGCGCGGAAATCAGGGTGCACGTTTGAGGGATCTCCCTGTGCAATCTCAAGCACTCGGGAAATGAATCGGGTGAGGTTCTTCTTCTGACGGCACTTGAACAGGATAGTACGGATTCCACCTGCGAAGTTGATATCCGCGTAGACGATATTCAGACCCTTGTAGAAGCTGACCTCTGTGTCGTCCGGAAGATCGAAGTGCATTTGGTGGCTGTACTTGCCAATCCAAGAGGGCTTGACATTACTTCGCTTGTCGATATACTCTTCAAGCTTTACGTCTTCGAACTCGTAAGCCTCCTCGTTAAGGTCACCATTGAGGTCGAAGTAGTCAATGACACTGGGGTTCTTCTTACTCATGCGATCCACTCGTCCTTAAGGTCGATCTTGTCGTGCATTACCTGCCTGAGGAACTCGCAGGCGATCTGGTACTCACGGTTGTTGTAAACATAGAGGGGCTTGATGGTGATGTCCTCATCGTGGAGGAACACACGCATCACGATGATCCGGTGAATGGGATCGTAGGTGACGATGAAGCTGTCCCCGTTCTTGAGCTGGTACTCAATGATGTCGGGGGCGTTACAGATGACGAGAATATCGTCAACGTCATTCTTCTCCCGATACTCCACCCCTCGACGGAATGCCTCGAAGCAGTCCTTGAGCTCGATGAACTCAGTGTCGATCTGAAGATGAGTATCGTGCGCGACAATCTTTCCTGGCATGTGTGCTCCTTTCGGAAAAGCCTATACCCCAGGTTAATGGGGTATAAGCGAGATCAGTCTTCGGTCTTCTCAGTGATCTCGTCACCAAGCTTCAGTCCGTCGTTGATTGAGTCAACAACGATCTTTCCAGCGTGGGCGCTAGCAACGGAACTCAGGCCGAATACGCCAATCCACATAGCGACCTTGGTAAGGCCAGTGGCGGATTTGACGATCGGCGAGAGGGCGCGGCTAACAACCATACCGGAGCAGGTCTCGACAACCAGACGGACGGCGAGGGTAGCAACGGGGTTCATGATGTGTCCTTTCGTAGAGGGGTCTCATTATACCCACGGTTTTTCTCGCGTACCCCCGGGCCCTTTTACAGACCCGGGGGCTTTTTTTTGTCAGACTACGTCAGGTCCAGTTACGACGACCACAGGCTGCGTCCTGAACGTACATCCAGTATCGCTGCCAGAAAGGACCACGGACGATAATCCAGTGTCCACACATATTACTTCACCTCCTTTGTGTTCCAGAGAGTAGATGGAAGCCTAGAATTTGTCCTGGGCATAAACACCAGCTCGTTCAGACCGTCGTGGGAGAACATGTACGAAGTCCACTCGAACCAGGCAAAGCACAGAATCTTGCCATCACGAGGACACGCGATCCGGCATCGACCCAGCTGATCCTGGAGGATCCGGGCATTCCAGTACTTGTTGACCCGACCCTCAGGAGAATATATGGTCAAGGTGAAGTGCTTGACGTTGACTCCGTAGATGATCGGATCATCGAGAACCGGATCTCGGTCATTCTCGATCGAGAGCTCCTTGTATGACTCCCACTGGTTCTCGTACTCAGCCATCGTTGTCTCCGTTCCAGATATACGGCTCAAGCTCCAAGGGAGAAGGCCTCGAAGTCGCCGAATTCTCCCACCGAAGCCTTTGCATCGTCAGCAAGACCCTCGAAGTAACTCCAGTCGACCCATTCCTTCCAGTCTTCGGGGTGGGCATCCTTGAAGGACTCGAACTGTACCCACCTGTGACCGGTACTGCCTGATGCGGCATGGAACTTACCATCTTTCTCGCGGAGAAGGATCCCGCCTCCACGGTTCACGGGGACGAAGGCGCCGGTCTTACCGACGAACTCCATCTCAGGGTTGTCTTCTGTTCCGTTGTTCAGATACAGAGCAGTGGTGACGCTCTTGGTCTCCGCCACGTCTCGAATATCCAGCTCCTCCTTCGAGAAGAGCTCCTTGAAGACGTAGGGGTGCTGGAACTGGGCACCGGTGGCGCTCCACTTCCCATCCTCGTAGTCGACATAGACGGCCTTGTTCACGAGACACATACGGTCGTAAGTAGCCTCGTGCTCGAAGGTGTAGCCGTACTTCTTGCCGAACTCCATAACCTTCTCGATGATCTCGGGAGTAGCCCTCGGGATCTTGATCGAGTCGGTCTTGATGTGCGCAACATCGAAGCCCTGCTCCTGGACAAAGTGCTTGAGGTCTACCATAAAGAGCGCGCCTCTCTTCGCAACAATATTGTCCACGTTCCGCGGGTCCTTGAAAGGATTGGCAAACTTCGCCGCAGTGAGACCGTACACGGAGTTGATGACGATCTTGAGAGCGAAGGCCAGGGCCTCGTAATCGACGCCTTCCTCCAAGAAGGGGGCCAGGGCCCCATCGAGCAGTGTTCGGGCAGTTGCATCATCATGGTGCTTGATGGCTACTCGGGCTTGCTTGATCTCACTGAAACGCTGAGTGTATCGGTCTCCGAAGAGGTTGAGACACTCGATTGACGTGGGATGCATGCTCGCAACGTCGAGAAGGGCGACGTCGACATAGATACCTGGCTCGGCGTAGACGTAGCCGCCCTCCCCGATTTCTTCACCCCGGTAAACAGATTTACCGAAAGAGTATTGATAGCCAGGGAATTGCTCACTGAGATCGGTGTAAACGAATTCACTCTGAGGATTCCTGTTCTTCCCGAAGATGATGTACTGACTGTGCTTGTTGGTCGTGTCGTTAGGAGTCAGACCAGACAGCTTGGCAAGCATAAGGCGGGCCTGCCAGTCCGCATGGAGGTGGTTGAAGACCTCCTCAGTTGCAATAACATCGTTATCACAGTAAGCCGCAACTTCCTCCCAGCGATCCTCGGGAACATTCTCGTCCCAAGGAAGCCCGAGCTCCTGGTGGTGCAGGCCAAGTTCGATCTCCCATTTCTTGAGGGACATCTTGGTGGCTGCGAAGTCGTACACATCGGTGTAGGACAGGTTGTAGGCCTCGACGAACCCAGCAGTGACGCTGTTCTCGATGATCCGCTTGCTCAAGTCATACAGCTTGGCGTTGTTGAAGCCAAGAGTACGAGCGTAGAGAATATGGTTGTCGTACTTGCGGCAGTTGAAGCCGATCAACCGCATCTCACAGAGGGCCTCGATCTCCTCAGGGGTGGGGTTAATCATCCGATGTACAGTCGGATTACCCTTCACCTTCCAGTTCACGAGGAACAGGTTCGGGAATACCTCACAGTCGAAGAATACTAGCTCACCAGTCGGGAACCCCACGGACTTCTCCTCAGGATCCTCGTTGGTGAACGGCATCTCCATCACAGTCTTGATTGCCGCCTCAGACTGATGTGTCGAGTTCATGGCGAATGCCAATACACGAGGCTTCAGGTCCTTGACGTCATAGACCATCCCCTGTTCCTTGGCGTCACGGAGGATCTTGGCAATGAAGTCGACCGAGGGCTTGGTCGAGGGATGGATCTCCTTCCGAAGGTTGCGCTCAATAAGCTCCCTGACCTTCTTCTCGTTGGCCATGGTGGTCTTGTTGATCACTTTATTCTCCTTAAACGGCAGCCCCTCCGAAATATGAGCCACCGGGATGTTGTTACAGTGAGTAACCTTTCTCCTCAGAGAGGAATCACCTGTGAAGACCTTGATCTCAATGTCTTCGTCGTAGAGCCTCGCCAGTTCGGAAGGGTCTCCGTCGTAGATGTAGTGGAGATGAACCCCATTACCACCTTGACTGGTCTCGGCGTAGGTAGGGGGCCATTCTGAGGCGGCCTGAAGGTTTCGATTAAGGTCCTTCCGACCGTCCTCCTTGATATCAAAGTCGATGACGATGTGGTTCTCGGGGACTTTGACATAGTGGACCTCATGGGTGTCTATCTCACGAAGAGTGGTTCGAACGTTTGCCCATCGGAACTGCGGAGTCCCATGGTCTCCGGCTCTTTGGGCTGGACAGTCCGCCAGAACGTCGTCGAGAATGGACTCGGAGTAGTCGAGGGCCAGCGAATATGGCTCCTCTGGAGAAGCCTCGAGTTCGGCAGGATCCAGTAGGTAATCCCGGAAGCCGGAATAGACACTGCGTAGTCTATTGCCATCATGCTGTACACGTGAATGAAACTCGTCAAAGTAATCTTTGAGTTCTTCACGGAAGAGGTATCGGCTCTTCGGGTACGGGATATTACTCTCACTGCAGTACTCCTTATATAGCTTATATGCCATAGTGAGACTAACGTACTTTTCTTCCTTGAAGAGAAGATAGTTCTCCTCAACAAAGTTATAGAGTACATTCGTCTTCATCATCATGTCCTGGGGCTTATAGGCGTCGTAGTAATGCTTACCAAGACTTCGATAAACCCCAAGGCAGTGATTGGCGATCCGTCCGAGCTCATCCCGAACCTGTGTCATTAGAGTTTGATACTCACTGACGTCCAGTTTGTTCCCGGTAGGGGAGATGTCGATAAGTCGACGGATGATACCTGACTTGGAATCTGTGATCTTGACCGGCTTATTTGTTCCGACAAATAAGATTGCATTGATTCGCTTAGGATACCTTCGTACCCCCTTCTCATTGATGAGAATAGTTTCGTGCGCAACAATGCTGTTGAGGAGTCCATTGGACTCGATCCTGGAGAGGTCTCCATCCTGATCAATGGCCACGAGCGAACTCTTGCCGAGAGTGCTGGTTGCAAACTGATCTGACTTGGATCCAAGAGCTCCCGCATCGAATGTAGTTGTATAGCCTTGGAATAGAAGCTCCAGAATATTGAGGATCGTTGACTTTCCCGATCCCGGGGGACCATATAGGACGGCAAACTTCTGAATCCTCTTAGAGTCTCCAGACACGATGGAGCCGATGAGCCACTCAAGCTTTCGTCGAGCATCCTCATCATATAGAGTTCCAACGAGAGATCCCCAAGCGACCGGCTCGCCCTCCTCGAGAGAGTATGGAAGCCTTGCAGTGGCATAGTCTTCCTTTCTAGGAGTACTGTCCGCAAATATAAGCTTACTGTTAAGCTCCTGCCCGTTGTCAGGGAGCCTGGACTTCCAAGTCTGGAAGCTGGTCCATAGTCCAGTGTTGTAGTTGGACATAGTTTTCACAACGGTCTCGATCTGACCCTTGTGATTCTTCTGGTGCTCGAAGAGGGACCGGTCTACAAACGTAGCGACGTCAAACTCGTCTGTAGACCAGAGCCCCTTCTCCTCATCCCAGATTGCCTGGAAGTCTCGCCCCTGAATGAGAATATCCCTCGACCTACCGACGAGGAACTCAGGGTAGATTTCCACCTTTCCACTCTTTGTGGTACGCTCGCAGATTCGGTAGAAATCCATGAGGCTCCTTTACAAGTAATGTTCGTTTGCGTAGGCGTTCATCTGGGCCCAGAGCTCAGCCTTCCGCATATCACGTGCGCCATGAAGCGGGATCGCACGAAGAGGGAACATGGATCCGTGTCCCATCTTGGTGTAATCCCGCGAGTTGATCCGCTCAAGGATGGAGTCGACTTCCTCCTCGTGGCGGGGGTTGAACAGTACCTCGTCTGTGTAGTCATAGAGGCCACAGTTCTTCACCATCTCCCAGAAGTACCATTCCAGAGAATATGGTGTATCGTCATCCTCGAGCATCATGTCCATACGCTCGGCCAAAGCGATGAACATCTCGAGCATGGAACAAGACTGCTCATTAAGCCAGACGTAGGACACGTCATTATTTTCTCGAATAAACGCCCTACGTAGGTCAATACCATCCTGTGCACGGTTGATGTCGTTCTGGATCGTCACCCGGAACGGCGTCTGGTGCATGATCTCGAGCAAGCTCAAATATGACTCCTCCGGACACTCCGCCTTGCGGGTATCTCCGGTTCTGTCGACGAGCCACTCGAAATATGAGTTATCCGGTGCTGCCTCGATCATTACTCGTCCTCGTAATACTCAACCCCGAGAACTGAGTGCTCGTAGGAATCGTCGAGAAGGGTGATCTCGAAGTCCGCGTGGCGGCTCATGCTTCGGACGTAGATGATGGAATCGGAGGCAGACACACCGCTGATGATGTTGTCGAACCAGGACGTGTCCTGCATAGGAACGCCCCGGTTATCTGCGAATACATCATCCTCCATGTAGTACGTGAGCTCGACATGCTCCTGATGACCCTTAGCCCGGAACTCCTCTTCGGTGATCTGGTAGGCCTCGAAGTGCTGTCGATCCATCGTACGTTTTACTACTTCGTCCTGGTCGGAATCTTCCACAGGAGTCGGAGAGTAATCCACAGCAGGGACCGGTACCACCGGCTCAGAATCGGGTTCGCGATCCTCTGGATCAGCGCCATCTCCCACTCGCTCTTTGTGCTTTGCTTCAGCAATTTCTGCAAGCTCCTTGTTGATCTCGATTGTTGCTTCTTGAAAGTCCTGCTCGAACTTGCGAGCAAGAACGAAATATACGCCAAGGCCGCCTGTGATAGCCCCGGCTGCGAAATATGCGATCTTCTCGAACATGACACCTCAGATCTTGTCGTACATCACGCCGTCGACGTTGAAGTCCAGCGCCCACTTGGTGACGGTACGGCCGTTCTTGTCCTCGCCCTCGAAGGTTCCCTCGAAGATGTTGAAGTCAACGAAGTCATCGCCGTTACCCTTGACCCAGCCAGTCACAGCACCGGCAGGAGTGTGGGGGAACCCGAGCATCTTGTACACTTCATTGAGGAAGATGTGCCCACGAGTCTGAAGAATATCATTCGCGTACTGCTGCTGGCACTTGAGGTGCAGCATAGCCAGGTCCTCATCAGCGGACCAGTTCACGTTCTCGTCGTCGAAGATAACACCATAGGGCGAGACTCCGTCGACAGCAGAGACGGCCTCGAGAGTCATCTCGTCCTTGGTGAGGTCCTCGTCAGCGACAGAGACGATGGCGTCCAGCACCGCGTCCTTACCGAACTTGGACTCAACCTTCTTCTTGTAGGTCTTGAAGGCCTGGTCGACAGCAGCATAAGCAGCAGCCAGGGAGGCGTTCCGCTTGAGCATGATGCCGTGCCCAGTCACCAGAGAGGCGATAGAGGCCGCCCCAAGAATCAGGGCGGGGGCATAAAGCTTCGCCAGCTTGGTAGTCATTCGGGTGTAGAGGATAACCTTATCCCGAGTGGCATCCTTGTCGGTGAGCTTTCCGTCCTCGTGGGCCTCGTGGACCTTGACAAGGAGAGCAGTCTCCTCAGCGAGAGTCTCCTCAACCTTGAGGGTTGCCTTGGAGGCGAGAACCGTGGTACCGATAAAGCCAACGGTACCAGCAGCGGTCAGAATGGTGGGGGCGTGCTTGCTGAGAACCAGTCCAGCGCGTCCGGCTAGACGGGTAACGATTCCGAGATTCATTTGATACGTCCTGCTTTCTTGAGTCGAAGGTAGATAGCGATTGCCTGGTCGTCTTCCATGCGTTCAACACGGCGACGCCACTTGTCTGAGAATGGGTAGGCGGCGATAAGCTCAAGCCGCACTTGCTGAGGATTCATCGTGCATTGATGTGATCAGGTTTCGGGAGCTGAAGCATGTAGCCTCGACGGCTACGGATCACCGACATGTACCGGGCCGAAGTCCAGCCCCAGTTCTCGTCAGTGTATTCGGTAGTGATACCGCAGAGATCGTAGAGGTCGGCGACGGTGGCAAGACCGTACTCCTCGATGATGTCGCCAAGTCGGTCGATAACGAGATAAGCTTCATCTCTGGACTCGAGCTCGATTTCTGAGAAATCATGGTATCGACGTGAACGAGGAGAAGCGTCTCGGCGATTGCCTGGTGCTGAGCCTGGTCGAGAATATGATCCGTAGGAGACACGGGACCCCCCGGACGAGCTGCGAGCTCGAGGAGAAGACTCTCCGAAGAGGAGACGTTCGATGCCCTGACTGACCAGATCCGAGAGTGTGTTCTTGATAGCAGGGATAGTAACATCGTAGAGTAGATACTCGCCGACATTGTGGATATCCTCTCCGACGAAAGCCGAGATAGCCTTCGTCCCGAAGCTAGACTTCTTCTTTGTAACGGTGGCAGTGGTGACCTGCTCAACCTTCTTGCGCTCTGGGAGCTTGCTGTTGGATGGGAGGTTCGGACGGATTGGTGCGTTAGCCAAGGTGGCCCCTTTCAAGAAGGTGGGGGCCCCAGATTTCTCCAGGGCCCCCAAATATGGATCAGAGGTTCTTGAGCTCAGTTTCCTTGAGCTTGGAGTCGAGCTCCTTGTACTTCGGGTCCTGCTGCACCTGCTTCATGATCTTCTCAGGAAGGATACCGTTGTAGAACTCCCTCACGAGAGCCGGGTTGTCCATGAGCTGGTCGAAGAGCTCCTCGTACTCAGGCGAGTTGAGGAAGGACTCCTTGATCTGCTCAGACTTGACAAAGCGCTCGCCCTGACGCTCGCCATACGAGGTACCGATGAGGTCGTCGAAGAACTTCATCATGGTGTACAGGTCCTCGTTGTCGATAGCGGCCTGGAGCCACTTCTCGAAGTTGGTGACGTTGTCGTACCTCTTGATGAAGTCGAACATCTCACGTCGAGACATGTGGAAATAGAGCTTCTTGGTGGTGGGCTCGTCGTCGAAGATACCACGGACGCGGATGATGTGAGAGAACATTGATGGTTTCCTTTCAGTTGATCTTGAAGTAGTTTTCCTTGGGGGAAACAAGGAAGTCGACGGTCAGGACTGGTTCGCCCTTCTCAGTCAGCTGGGATCCGAACTCGATACTGAGCGAATTAGGCTCGGACCAGCCTACAAGCTCCCCCGCCGCGATGGGAGGAATCCCGAGGCCATTGTAGAACTCATTGAGACTGGCATAACACTCGAGATTGAGCTGGCCATTGATATTGTTCTCGACTCGACGAATTGTTTCAATATCGGACTTGAAATATCGTCCCGAGAATACATCATAACAGAGGACGTCTCCGGAGGAAGCGACCAGAACGGATCCGGACACAGGTTTGCCAGCATCTTGAATCGATTTCTCTGCAACGCGGGCCTTAACCTTCTCCAGATCCTTCGGCTTAACCACGTCCGCCACCGCTTCCCGATATCGCTTAAACGCCGCCTCCGAACCTGTGTAAGCCAGTGCGAACGCCGCTCCACGAGAGTACTGAATACGATTCGCCGCGATGATCGATACCAGAGTGCATACGCCTGCGATGGCCGGGGGAATATATACTCGATATGATACTGCGAACTTCTCCTTCCACGAGAGGTCCTCGGGTGAGCGAAGATTGGCTTCACAGTAGTCTGCGATCTTCTCGACTGCGAGCGTAGTAGACTTCGCTGTGAGTACGGCCGTAGCAACGGTCCCGACGCATGCCGAGGCCGTGAGAATAGCCGGAGCGTTTGCCTTGAAGAATTGTGTAACACCGTTCGCATTAATCACTTGTCCTCCTGCTCATGGTAAGCGCGGATCTCCATCCTAATCAAAGACTCGATGTCCTTACGAGTCATTCCAGAATATGCGCCCTCAATTCGCTCTCGTCGAGCCTTGAGATATGTCCCGATGAGGGCCATGATCTGAACCCAGGCACAGAATGCGGTCAGGGCTCCGAGAATATAAATCGTGTACCAGATGATGCTCACTTGTGCTTCCTTTCTACTTTCCTGAGTCGAGGAGCGAGTTTGTGATTCTGCGGATTGTTGATACAATCCAGGATGAACTCTGGGGCGAACTCCCACACACCAGTCTCTTTAGGATAGTGTCTGAAATCGATGGAATCTGCGGCCATTCGTCGGAGGTATTCTCGTCGTGAATCCCCTCTACGGCAAGCGCGAGACTCCCCCGTAGCCCCATCCACCCCGAGGTATAGGATGGACAGCGCATCGGCGGTGATGACTTCTGTGTGTCGTGATAGGAGTTCCATGACACCTCCGGGTGTGAGGATGACAACTCGATTAGGCCTGTCGTTCCGTCGGGTAATCTCGTCACGCGGAACTCCGTATCGCCAGCCTCGGAAGACCTCACTACAGATAAGATCTCCTCGTTCTTCCCACTCTGCAAAGGCACTATCCTTGAGGAAGTAGTAGGAAGAAGGGTCCTCTCCCATACGCTTAGGTCGGGTGGTTGCAGTGCGGACTGCATGGTATCCCTCATTCTCAACCAGCTCCTTCTGGAATGTAGACTTGCCTGAACAACTTGGACCGAGAAGTACGACTAACATATCACTCCGCCGAAATCGTGTAGAGGATGACTGTCATGGCGCAAAGCAGGAATCCGATCGCTGTCATGACGAGCTTGGCCATGAATGAGATAGGTGTCAGCCAAACGAGCCAAGTAGCAAAGGCTACGGCTCCGAATACGATCAGGAAGATGAGACTAATCAGGATGTAGTAGATCGGTGGTTCCTCGAACATGGTGTGCTCCTTTCTAGTTCGAGAAAAGCCTATACCCCAAGTCGGGGTATAGTGCTGAATTACCAGCGGTTGATCTTACGATCACGGCGCGCAATGAAGCGCTGTTGGATCCCAACGACGTGCTTCATCCGGGAGTTGGCTCTGCGTCCAATAAAGCAGGAGGCGAGAACAATTCCGAGAATGAAGGTCACGGTCTTGAGGATCGAAACGGCGATGCGGGTCATGAGTGGTCCTTTCAAACGGAGGGGTTTCAATATAGGACCGGTTTTTCTCGCGGGCTATTTCATCTTCTTTCGAATCTCACGAAGCTCGAGCCAGATTAACATGAGTAGGCCGTAGATACCAAGCCACTGTCCGAATTCCACAATGCGTCCTTTCTATCGGGTTAGTCCATGAATTCCATCTCTATGAACATCACAGTCACTGCGGCGAAGAGGGCAATTACCGTCTCGAGGAATATCTTCTCCGAGGCTGCGCCATCGATCTTATCCCATATAAGATATCCGAGTGCAGCGTAGAAACAGATGATCAGGAAGTCAAATATCTTAGCCATGTGTTCTCCTTAGAAAAGCCTATATCCCAAGTCGGGATATAGGATGAGGTCTCAGTCGGTCTCTTCAGAGGCTTCGATCTCGTCAAGCTCATCGAGGTCGTCGTGCTCAAGCTCTTCGGGCTCGTCCGTGTCCGGAACCGAGCGGAACGCCATGAGGGTGAGAGCGGTACCGGCTGCGAATACAGCGGCGCCAGCAATCAACTTCTTGGAGTTGCGCTTGATAGCGGGCAGGACAGCGTCCTTGTTGAACTTGAACTCGACGATCTTCTCGTTGGTCTCAACGGTGGTGTCGGTGGTCTCAGTCATGAGGGTTTCCTTTCAAATAGAGGGGTCTCATATAAGGCTCAGTTTTTCTCGCGGAAAGCCTATATCCCAAGTCGGGATATAGGTGAATGATCAGTGGATATTGGCAAGAGCCTTTTCCACCATCGCGTTCCATTCATCGTCAGTCATCGTCTCAGCACGCAACTTCGCGTTCTCGTTCTCGAGCTTCCACACACGAGCCTGGAGGGTGTAGGCGGTGTGCTTCTGCTCTTCGTGAGAAACAGCGAAGAAGATGGTGAGGATGGTAACAATGCAAAGAGCGATGTAGAGCATGGTCTTTCCTTTCGTAGGATCTTCAATATACAAAAGGAAAATTACGCGGAAAGCCTATACCCCAAGTTAATGGGGTATAATGGTCAGTTCTTCAACTGATCGTGAAGCTTCCAGTTCTCTTTCGTGAGCTTGTCACGAACGTCCTGAAGCGATCGAATAACGCGGTTGTTGCTTTCGATCTGCTCTTGGAGCTTGTAGTTCTTCTCGGACAGCCTGTCGAGCTTTTGGTTAGCAATGTACAGACTATTCCAAGCAGAACCTAGAAGCAGGCCAAGGATGAGAATAGCAACGATGAGTGCGTAGACGGTCCAGGTCATTGTGGTTCCTTTCAGAGTAGGGTCTTCAATATAGGACAAGTTATACTTGCGAAAAAAAAGAAAAGCCTAGATCCCATGGCGGGATCTTTGGCTGGAAGGTGGTAGGATCAGAAGTTCCAAGTCTTCTTCTTGCCAACCATCTCGGCGACAATCAGCAGGGTGCCGATGACGACGAAGGGGGCGATGACAAGAGCGAGGAGGGTGGTCATTGTGGTTCCTTTCTAAGGGTCTTCAATATACGACGTGTTAATTCTGCGACTCCTGTGACTGGTGTGATTAGGCAAAAAAGATAAGCCTAGATCCCATGGCGGGATCTAGAACTGTGTCAGAGGTAGTAGTGGTCGTACTGCTCAGAGCTCAGTCCAGTAGCAGCAAGCTCCTCGGCGTAGTCGAGGGCGGCCTGTGCAGCGGCGGGAGAGAGGTTCATGAGAGTGTCCTTTCTATGACGGGTTTCAATATAGAGCCCGTTTTTTACGCGAAAGCCTATACCCCATGTAGGGGTATAAACTTGAGTCACTTCTCAGGGTGGTGGAATGTATCCATGTAGTTCTGGTCGTTTTCGTAACAAGCAGTCCAGGCCTCATCGAGCAGACGCTTGGCTCGCTGCTCACGGATGTGGCAGAAAGTCCAACCGGCTGCGCAAGTGGCAAAGGCGGCAAGGTTGAAAGCGGTCTTGAGGTTCATGGTGGTTCCTTTCAGAGTAGGGTCTTCAATATACCATGAGATTTCCTCGCGTAGGCAAAAAAAAGATAAGCCAAGCCCCCCATGCGTATAGCACAGGGGGCCTGACGAATCTCAGAAGGGTTTAACCTTCATGATCAAACCGAACGCCTTCGAGCTGACGACTGCGAGTCGCTCGTACTGGAGGACGGCTACGATACCTGCCATGGAGGTGACTGCACCGAGAATTGCGTCTTTGCTGAGCTTCTTGCTCTCGCCAAGGGCTTTGGCTTTTGCAAGAGTCTCGACATTTCGAGCAATTGTGGTGTAGTCCTCACTAGAGGGATCGTGAAGCTCGGCCTCCTTCAGAGCAGCTTCAATCGTCTGCTGAATGGGGTCAGTCTTCTTCATGGATGTGGCTCCTTTCTAGGGGTTCATTATACCGCAGGTTTTTCTCGCTTAGACCTGCTTGACGTCCAGTGTCACCTTACCATTCCGAAGCATCTCAGCGACGCCCTGGTCAAAGGTGGCGTGAATCCCCTGGTCCTCGGACACGTGAAGGGCGCCGGAGGGCTGGGTGCCCTGGTACTTGGTAGAGCTCACACCGAGAAGCACACCCAGGAAGGTGTCGATCGCGGCGATGGTGCCCGCCACCTCAGTCGGGTGAGGCAGGTGCCACAGAGCCGCCAGCGTTAGGTAGAGCGCAGAGGTAGCCGGAAGGGCGACCAGCGCAACCCACTTGAGGATATCGTAGGACTTGTTGTTCAACTTGCTCTCCTGGAGATGCTTAGCCATTGGTTTTCCTCTTCGCCGGGGGTCTAGGGGTGGGGACTACGGGAAGATTCTTGACCTCATTCACAATCTTCTCAGCAAGCCCATTCCCCCCGAACTCGGAATAGGGCTCTACGAGATACTTCATGAAGTCCTCATACTCGTCGAGGGTGAGAAATCCTCGATGAAGATATGTCTTCCCGACATATACAATCCGGTCATGGGCCATTCCGAGCAGAAGCCTTGACGTGGCGGACTTCCGCTCACTGCGCTTCATGATCCAAGCCCACATCCCGGAAGATCCCAGTACTGACAAGAATATCGCAAGAACGATATCGAGCAGTGGGTTGAATCCGAAGTGCTGCATGTTAACCGATCGCTAGATAGGGACGAACCCCGAAGGAGTAGTTCAGCGGGGCATGTGAGAACTGGCCTGTAGACTTCATATAGACAGCAGTCTGAGCCGAGGCGCGCTCACGAAGCCAGTACTCCTCCTCAATGTTAACAAGGGCGGGGTTAAGCCGGAAGGCGGGGAACTGGTTGTGGTGGATACCCCGGGAGAGTGAGTCATCAAAGATGGATGAACCCCAGAGCATAGCCTCATCCATGATATTGATGTGCGGGTTGTACCAGCGCCAATCCTTGACTGAACCGTTCCCGTCATACCCCGTAGCCACTCGAGTCCATACACCAACCATGTTGGACCGGTTGAACAGAGACTCAGCCATACGGCTTGCCTTCGTCATGGTGGACTGGTTCAGAGTCGAGTCCACATACGAGCGCTGGTCTGGAATCGTGGTAGACCATGCGTCTCGGAAGAGAGATGCATCTGGGACGACCACAATGTGGTTCTGTCGGAATGGTGGCTCACCGATGTTGATGAAGTAGTTGAACGCCACAATCCGCCAGGTGATACCGGAGTAGGTCCAATAGTCACCAAGGTACAGACCCGAGAACGATCCGCTTCGAATCGCCTGGAGATATGGAGTGACATTGCTACCCAGCGAAGCGCCTCGGTAGATGGAGTTGTGAACACCAACGTTCGAGTCGTTAAGCATCCCATAGACGGATCCAGAGTTGCTGAACTTCTCGTTAATTCTGGTGATGTTGAGCTCGGTACCGGCGATACGGCCCTCAACGGCCTGGAGTCGCTCGTTCTGGTTCCGGTCACTCACCTTGAGGTTGGCGACATCCGTCGAGGTGTTACCTCCAGCGTTAGCCAGGGCGTCTCGGACGGACTCGAACCAAGTGTTGAATTCACCCTGCAACTTGGCCTGGAGAGCATCCAGGTTGATATTCTGCAGAGGCCCGCTCACGTAAGGAGTACGGGCGCTACCTACGAGGCTGATGATGTTCTCGGCCGTGATCTGTCGAGAGTTCTTGATGATCTTGATCTGCGCCAGAGCGAACGTCTGTCGATCACCATTGTCGTCCACTGAAGGGACCGTGGGGGTAACCGCTGGGGTTCCCTGGACGACCTTGATCTTCGCACCTCGGATAGCCTTGGAACGGTCAACCTCAACACATACGAGGTCGATACGGTCCAGAGTTGCGTGAGAACCAGTCAGAGTGACCGTCTCATCACCCGAGTTCTCAACCCATCGGTTGTTCAGCCATGCCTTGCCAGAGCCGACGTAGACGGACATCCCGTTGTTCGTAGGTCGAACACGGAACTTGTCCCCTACGTTCGGAAATACCCCCGGGGCAATAATTCCGTCGAACAGAGAGCCGAACTGATCGGCATCGTATGTCCGGTCGCCATTCACGGAGTTGTAGAAACCACTAGTAATGGCCATATGCTAATCCCTTTCTCGAGGAACGATGACCTCACCGGGTCCATTGCGAGTGAAGTCGATACGGAAGCCGTCGCCATTCCACTTGGTACGAGACGACATGGAGATGGAAGGAACCTGAGAGAACCCATCAGCCGACCAAGACTCAGTCATCTCTGTGAGCTGGCACTCAATTGGAACGGGGTTACTTCCGGACGGAACATAGTAGAAAATATCGCCTACGTCGAAGCCATCGCGGTACTGAACATTTGAGAAGTTATTGATCTTTCCCGAGATCATCTTGAGTGGGGTATACTTCGGGAACATGGCGTCCAGAACCCAGAAGGGATACCACACCTCAGTCAAGGAAGAGATGTGCTTCTTCTGAAGAGGAGTAAGCGCCTTCCAGTCCTTGACAGAATATGGCTTGTGGACCTGAGTATTGTCCCACAATACCTCTCGTCTAGTGATCGGGTTCTCGGAGCGAAGTGTATGCGCCCGGGTATGAGTAGTTCCATCCGCAACCCAGTCCAGGTCTACGTCACCAGTATCAAAGATCTCGTAGATCGTGCTCTTCTTATCCACGATCGAATCAACCGACTCGAAGTCCGAGAAGTTGTCGTTCTCCTGTGCGAGAGTGATCGTGTTGATCAGTCGAGGAGCAGTGATGTAGCAATGGATGCCGCCGTTCTCAAGCTTGATCTTATAGAACAGAGAGTATCCGTTTGGCTTGCACGCTGAGATGACGTTCTTGAACATGTCCGCAATTGGCGCACGGTCGTAGATGATCCACTTACCATCCTGGATCTTCTGCCCGGTGTCATTGACATAGGCCATCTGAGACACACGGGTATTTCTGTGGAAGTTGAAGTTGTCAATCCGTCGCTCAGGCTTTGCATCCTTACCGAGATTGGAGTGAGCAACATTCTCGGCCATGGCCTGAGCATTGAACTGGCCATTTGCATCCGGTTCAATCCATCGCCGGTGCGGAAGGATTCGCCACTCCATCATCGACTCAAGGGAGCGACCGGTGTACTTGTGGAGGTAGACACCGTCATCCTCCTGCTTCACCGTAGCGGTCTCGATGACCATAACGGTATCCGTGTCATCTCGAATGAACAGATTCCCAAGACTGTATTCATACCCAGGCTGATCCGAGTATAGCTGGAGCTCGAACTGACCATAGTCGTAGGCCCGTTCAGTCCAGTTCAGCGAGTAGAAGTTATTCGGAACCTCGATAAGAGTTTCGTAGTTATGGAGGAACGCGAAGAACAGCTGCATCAAATCCCCCTGTAGAGAGTGTCGTATTCCATAGAGACGCTAACGTCGTCAACGCCCCCAGCATACTGCAGGGCGATTGTATTGATACCTGGGTGCATCTGAATCCAGGTACTCCCCGGAGCCAGAACACCCGTGATGAAGGACTTCCTGCCTCGAGCCTGGTGTGTAATGGACTTCTTACCTGGTCGAGTGTCAATGATAATGCTCTCGCCTCGGTAGAAGTTTCCAGCTCGAGAGATGGACATAGTCTCGTTGTAGGTGACGTTCGAGACGATGAGGTTACTCACAGTACCAGAGAACTCGACTGTGATAGTCGCGCCAGCCGGGTAGTCACCAAGGTACCGGATGTCCTTACCCGAGGAGTTAGTCATGTCGCCGAACTTGAGCTTGTGGTTCGGCTCGGAGAAGAACGGGAACTCGAAGGAAGGCGTGTTGTCGTTGAAGCCCACGACCTTCTGGATCTGAGTAGCAGAGGACTTCCAGTACGGATCCAGCCCGAGAAGGGAGACCTGGATCTCCTGCCGCTCAGAAAAGATGTTCGGCTCGACGGACTCGACAATGAAGTCTGAGTGCACGTTAAGCCAGTCGGTAGTCACACCGAGAGTGATGGTCTCTCCGACTCCGAAGTAGGAGTAGCACTTGAGTCGGAGTTCCTGAATGTCAGTCCCCCAGGGGATCAGAGTCAGTACTACCGTACGAGTACCAACCCTGACCCCCTTGAGGAACGCTCCGTCCAGCAAGGCATATCGGTCAGTGCTGATGTCTGCCTTTACTGGCCCCAGACCAGTAATCTCCTTGATCGCGACCCCCGACGAGTAGGGGTCTGTGATATCGATTGCAAGTCGATCCCCCGACTTGGTCGTGGACGAGATCTCTGAGATCATAGTGTCAACTTATCCTTTGCCATAGCAAGCTGAGTGTGGGTCTGGCGATAGATAGTCGCCGCATCCAGCGCCTCAGGCGAGTTGTTGGTCTGGTTGAATGTGATGTTTGTAACACCATTTTGACTATTCTTGTCAGAATTGTCAACTGCGATCGGAGCAGGAGGCCGAGCCGCGTTAGCAGCCTGAGCCGTGACTCCGATGGCGGGAAGGAAGTTGTTGATTCCCTTGGCCTGCTTCTGCATCTCGGTGAGATCCAGAACGGGCTTGATTTCCGGCTTGAAGGATGGGTCATCCTCGACGAGTTCGTTAACACCATCAAGGGCCTTAGACATTGCGTCGTATGCTGCCCGAGACATGTTATCTCCGGCCTCAGCAACGCGGTCGCCGGTGTTCTCGATCCCGATTGCAAGACCCTCTCCGACGTATCCACCGAGCTCCTTCATTAGTCGAGAAGGAGAGTGAATACCAAAGAAGTTCTTAACTCGGTTATAGCCCTTCTTAGCAGTCTCTACCATCTGAGAGCCGAAGCTCCAAGCCTTGGATGCAAGACCGCCAGTCATACCATCGACAATAGCCCAAGCAATCTCCTTACCAACCTGACGGAACTGGGAGGAGTACTTGTTGATCGAGTCACGAACACCCCTCAGGAGCTGAAGAACTGTCCACATACCCTTGTCGATGATCTTGGGTCCATTCCTAGCGATTCCATCCAGGAAGTTGAGAATAACATTCGTGGCAGCGTCAATAACCTTGCCGATGTTGTCCGCGATTCCGTTCAGGAAGTTTGCCAGGATCGTAGCGCCCTTCTCGCCGAACTCATATGCATGGTTAGCCAGCTCAGTCAGCATCGCCTGGATTAGGATGAACAACGATGCCACAATACCTGGAATGTTGGCGTTAATGGCATAGATGATCGCTCCGAGCAATGCTGCCATAGCAACAGCAAGCTCAGGAGCCTTTGATCCGAGGGTAATGATGAAGTTGGCAATAGCGTTGGCGAAATCAATAGCTACCTGAGGTAGAATCGCTGCTAGCTGCTTCAATCCCTCGGTCAAGACCAGGAACGCTGCTGCACCGGTAGTAGCACAGATACCCAGTACTGCCGCAAAGGCCGCCATACCAATCGAGATCGGAAGTAGGGCTAGTCCTAGTGCAAGTAGTGCAGCAGTAAGGATGATCATACCTACCGCGAAGTACTGTGCACCAGCTGCCGCAGCAACCAGGATCAGCATACCACCAGCAAGAGCGATCAAACCAATTGCCAGCTGAGTCCACGTGATCCCGGATAGGGTCTTCATCGCAGAGGCCAGAGCCAGGAATGCGATCGAGGCGATCCCTAGAGCAATTCCACCTTCCTTGAAGGCATCGGCAGCTGCCATCGAAATGGCCAGAATCGCCAGACCTGCTGCCAGAGCAATGAGTCCCTTAGCAAGGGTCTCGATGTCCATATTCCCAAGGATTGCCACCGCACCCGTCAAGACAATAACTGCCGCTGACATAGCAATGATAGCTGCTGCTCCACGGGCATTGGCTCGCCCAGCGATGGCCATTGCTACGGATAGCTCCGCAATAA